GCAGCGACTTCGTATGCTCTTGGGGAATCGCCCTCTGTTGCAACCTTGAGGATGCCTTCTATTGCGTCCTCGCCCGTAGAAATGAGTTCCTTCATGTTCCGACGCACCAACCAATAGTCCTTTTCGCTGTCATTTGCATCAATCTCAACCTGAGTTATTTTTCTCTTGGTTTCTATCTCTTTTGCTTCTTTTTCAAATTCAATATCCAATGCTTCTGACAATTTCTCATCAACACTTTTTTTATCAATCATAATAATACTCACCATAAATTTGATTACCTGCGGTGTATCCATCGCCCGTGAATCCACCTGTTATACCTATACGAAGATCGTGTGGATCTGATACCAACCCATCAAACGCTGTGTCAACACCATGAATATCAATTTCAGATTGAAGAATGATGCGATTTGTTTTCTCTGGACCATAAACATATGTCTTTGCAGTAAATTCAAATGACGTTGTAATATTTCTTCTTGTGTCGAATGTGCCTTCATATTCTTCGACTGTATTAACTGAATTAAGAACAATAGGAACATCTACTTTAGAGTTTACATCATTTATTTTGAATGTTACAATAAACTCTGGACTAAAATATGGGAGAATCTGTTCAATTATTTGTAGATTGTCATCTTGGTTTCGGGTAAATGAATACAAACCAAAAGAAATATTATACGGAACCTCCGCATAGTTCCACTTCTGAATAAGACCGTCCTCGGAAGTTGCAGAGGTTGTTCTCAGTTTGTTTCCTCTCCTTGTGGGATCATATGAAAATCCAGTGATATCAAATCCCAATCTGGGAAGAGTTATTTGCGTATGGGTATTGCTGGAGATGCTGCTATCTTCTTGAATTCTTCTAATGAACTTTTCTTTGGGACCATAAGACAAAGGTACACGGATAGTCTCTTTGGTTGTACCATCCGCATTCTTTCGTGCAATCTGAATATCGTTGAAAATAGAACCAAATCCAATTACAGTCTTTCTAATAGATTCGTTGTAGAATTGTGTAAACATTAGTAACCTTCTTTATATCCATGCTCAACAAGACTGTTCCATTTGTCTGTGTTAGGAACAGCCATTTTTCTCTTACCATCTTTATTTAGGTATTTGATGCCCTTCTTTGCTTCTCTGATTTTATCAACATGGATTGGATTGTTCATAGCATTGTTCTGTTTCATCTTCTCTATAGTTTCTGGTTTGTGCTTCTTTCCGTGCATCCCGATTTTCTTTTCTCTTTGAAGCCGTTTGTTGTTCTCGCTAATCTTCTTACAGGTTTCCGGTGTTCTTGGATTCTCTTTGTAGTGCTTTTTCATTGCAATTGAAGTTTTATTTTTTGCTTCATTTGTCCTTGGGTGGTTTTTGTTATGCTCCAATAATGATTTTGATATTTTTTGTTTTACGGACAGTCTCTTATTATTATCAGACCACCAAAGAACACCTTTATGGTTTTTTAGATTATAATATCGTTTTCCTAATTCGTTTTCGTCTATCATAGATAAAAAAATATATTCTTCGTCTAGCAAATCTTGTCTATTTGAATAGACTCTTTTTAATATTCTTCTTTTAAAATCATCAGGTCTTCTTTTATATGATTTCCTCATCCACGGAGAACTACAGATATATCCGTCATTTTCATGACCCCAATGACACCCAATATAATATCTCTTATGTTTTCTGTCATACCAAATATACACAAATCCGTATTTTTCTTTCATTGCATTCATTGCAAATCTCCTTATATATTAATATATATAAAAAGTGTCCCCTACACATTCCCCTCACTGAATGGATCTGTGTCTGTAAAGTCAAAGATGTCATCCATATCTCTCAGCAATTCAATATCTTCGTTATCGCCCGAAGGTTCATCATCTTGTGGTTCTTGTGGAATTATGAGAGTAGTTGTGGTGCTGCTGTTAATTTCATACTCTGCACCAGAAACAGCACCCTTGAGGGTCTGACCGGACGCAGTTGATATTGTACCAACAATGTTTGTTAATGTTAATTTTGTGGTCAGTGCATCCCAGTCCGTCGCTGTCGCAGTTGCGGTTGCATTTGCAAGAACTGCTGACTCTCCACTCACATCTAACACTTGGAATATACTTTCACCTTCAAAAAAGTTAGTTGCAGTGGTTGCACTAATTTGTGTTCCAAGACTAAATTCAACTGCAAACTTCTTAATTTCATCCTCAACCGTATCAATATCGGTATATCCCGTATCAATTTCTTCTTGACTATAAGTGAAGACCTCACAGGACAATCTATAGGTAAATAGTTTGCCCAATTGATAAAATGGATTTTCATGTTCCACGAAGTTAATTTCAAATAAAGTTTTACTGAGAGGAAAATAAATCAAATCTCCCTCTCTTGGTCTTTTTATTTCCTCGTATATACCAACCGTTTCGTCAAATCTCTTTCTAGAAACGATAAGATCCATTTTATCTCTAATTTCAATTCCAAATTTAGAAAGAACATCACCCTCACCCTCAAACCCATCGACACTTGCAACATACATTTCTAATTGATAACCATCATCAAATTTAGAAATGGTGTCCTCACCGAAAAGATCATCTGTGTTGACTAGAGTTCTAGGAATATAGACCATATCTCTACCCATTGATTTGATGGTTTCAATGGTGAGGTCTTCTACGACGTTTTGTTCGCCGCTATAATCTTTGAAATACGGATTTCTTGCCATCAGTCTAACCTACATTGAAATCGATTGGAAGTTCGTATGTAGTCTTCAATTCTTCCTCTAGTCTTTGTATTTCTTCATTTGCTTCGTTGTATATTTCACCACCCCGAAGAGAAACACCACCGGGCAATTGAACCCCCTCAAACTTGGACATATTCTGGCCCCATTGACGTTTAATAAGTGCAGTTGTGTATTTCTTCAGCCAAACATCATCAAATATCTGAGAGAATGTAACAGAAGGAACTTTAACATACGCTTCAATTATAAGGTATTTGTCTACTACAAGATCAGCATCGTTCATATCTAAATGTATTCTGTTTGACACTTTATTGAATCTGATTCTTTTTTCTGGTTGGAAAAAATCTTGAATCATGTTGATGTATCGTTTTGTTGAGTCATACCGAGCAAGTCCCATAGAACTGTTGTTGCCCAGTCCTCGGTTTATTCCGAAATAGTCTGTCAATGCCATTTGATAACGCACATCAAACATATTGATGTTTGCAAATGTTCCAAATTGAAATAACCGGACCACACTCAATATATCTTTTCCGGTGGGTCCGTCTCCGGTTGCACCATTCACTGGACCGAGATCATCGGTGCTAATATACATGTTATCTTTATCGGTTTGAGTGATTTGATACCGAAAATATGCCTTCTCAGAACCGTCAAAGTGTCGTTCTGAAAACATCTCCAATGCTTCATCTAAACGATCTTCACATTGCTGTCTATCAACATTTATTTCTACAACCGGGGAACCTAGTTTACGGAGAGAATAGTCTATCAATTCATCTCTAGATGTTGGTGCTGCCATAGAAAACTCCTAATGTCTTTATTATATGTATAAAGCATCAAGAGTGAATTGTTCATGAATCTGTTTTTGGTGATTCGTTGGGACTGGGCGGGGGGTTGTTTTCTTTACGAATTCCCACCCTCACAGGCATTTTTTGAATTTCTTTATAATCAATATTTTCAATATAATACTTGCGAGTAACAGGCTCTTCTGCTTCGTCTGGTGTGCTTATACCATAATTTGAGAATCCAGGCATTTGCAGCGGACATGCAACTTTTGGATAATCTAATTTACTATATTCGTCTGCTTCTTGAACAAGCCAAGTCATTTTTTTATCACCGCATCCGCACGCACCACAATAATGTTTTCCTTCGCCTGTTTCGCTTTTCATGAGATGCTCACATTGAGGTAGAATTCCTCCTTGCTTTTGATTACCAAAACAACTCAATACGCGAAGTTGTTTTATGGGAGTATTTATTTTTTTGTTTTGCATACCCCGTGACGCAAGAGCGGTTGCGAAACTTTGCACCATGTTTAATTTATTTTTAATTCCTCTTTTATTGGGATCTATCGGTACACTTCGGAACTGAACGTCATTGGGGTCATTAGATTTGGGTGTTTTTTCGTCATCGTTTCTCATGTTGATCTCCACAATATATAATAAAGAATTATACCACAAATATCAATTCAAGTCAATTATTTTATTGGTATTAGTAAAAATGGTCGTGTGTAAGATGTATTCGTGATTGGTTTAATTCCAACTTTTGACTCTAAATCAAAACTTTGAATATATGCATGCACTTTAGAATTTATTTTCTTTTCATATAATGTACTAGTCCAATAATATTTATTTTTCATGTGTTGGTAGGAATGATGTTTATCTTTATCTATATTTTTTATAAACTCTTTCGTATTCATTTGTCGGTATGCGAACGAAAGGATACCTAACGAAGGTAATGTCCATTTAATATATTTAGTATTTTTGCTGTTTAAAACATCTTGAGCAATATTAATCCATTCACTGTTAATATTCGTGTCCCATGATGAACTATTTAATATTGTTTCTTGTGTTATATTTACATCACTTTTGTCTAATTGCGTTTTATTAACAAACAAATCCTTATCGGCAACAATAACAGCATATTTCTTTTTGTTATTTTCGTTTTCTGTATAATCCATTGCAATATAATCTCTAGCAACACCGGTTTCGGGTCTTCCGAAACACACACTACCGGTTCCAAAAGAAGAAGAATGCACATTAAACGTTCCTATATACCTTCCATCAAACACACGTTCACCTATTAACCACTTATTAACATAAGATGAATTTATTTGACCGTCGTTTGAATATAAATCTAATATTTCTTCACATCGGGTGGAGTTTGTTGGATTGAAATCTCCATCAGGATCTACACCCGACCATACACCATTTAATGATATACATTCGTCTTTGTTTAATATCGAAGAAACTACATTGTTATTTTGATCAATGTATACACAACAAGAACCCATATTTTCAGTTTTTTCTTCTGTTCTTACGGTTGTTCTCTTTGGATCTTTATATGATATCAACAGACCCGTTCTAATGTCTCTAATAGCCGCAGATCTATAAAAACCGTCCAAACAATCTGTTTCTTCGCAAGTGCTATTTGGTCGCCATAAAATATCTTCGGTTGGTTCTTCTATTTCAGAACATTCTTTTGCAGAACATAAATTATGACATGTTTCAGATGTGCAACAAGAACCTGGCCACCTAACATCATAGATTGTGTCAAAATTTGTACATAACGTCGCTACTTCTAGACCAACACCACTATGGTATTCACAACTATTTGGTGACCACACACCATTCAATCTATCACATTCACATTTTGTTATGTTGTCCCTTATACCTCCATTATAACATGCAAACAAATCATTATCATCACAATTGCTTATATTGATACCACTATAGTTACCAGAAGAGGGCGGAAACGACCCGGGCGCATTGAAAAAAGCATCAAAATCGTCAACATAAGAACAAGAGCAACAGCATCCCCTCATGCTATCATGAATATAGGGACAAGAAAGACCATCCAATATAGGTTTACCATCTCCATCAATTTCAGTTGGTATAAAATATCCATTTTGTTCTAAACAAAATTGATATTGGGATTCTGTAGGATCTTTTTTATTTGGCAAACAACAAGCACCCATATCAGATGCAATAAAACTATAATCAACAGATGTTTTTATTCTTGAACGATGCTGAAATGTCATATTTTATTATACCTCGTTCTATTTATGCTTGTGGACATTCTGGATACCTGCAATTTTCGGGATCACATGTCATCCAAACACAAACTCCACCTGGAAGTTGAACAAATCTCAATTCATCATATTCTTCCTTTTCAGAAGAAATCCTTTTAGCATTCAAGAAATCATTCCTGTGTGTTTTATTTTGAATTTGTCTTTTCAATTCTCTTGGATGTATTGGTTCATTCGTGTTTCGGGGAGGTGGGGGTGGTGCAAATGCGCCTCCGTGTCCCAGTAAACATTGATAAGACACACCATCGTCGAAGGACACACAGTATTCGTTATACGCGCATGCAGGATTACAGTTACTGTCGTCATATTGCAACATACAGGTGGCTTCATTTGAATTCAATTGGACACATCGCCTCGATTCCCCACACCAATCCGGACCGTATTGGGCACAGTCACATGGGTTTCTATTCGTACTTTTATCTAGTTCACCACAAAGAACTTCACTCACTACGAACCTTCCATCCTCACCGGCGCAGCAATTGTCTGTTTTAGCATAAGAACATTTAGTGTTGCCGTTATCTCTATATGCACAGCAAATGCCGTTCCAACAAGGTGTTTCTGGATTTTGGTCACCATCATCCAACACCCAACAGTCATCTAGATTATGGCCCGTGAGCATGAGGCCAGAATAATCTTCATAACATTCCTGCCATGTGGTTTCTTTACACTTCAAATATGTACTATCTGGACCAGGTTCTGATCCTGGAGTTCTAGAGTCCCTTCCTGTACAGCAAGTAACATCAGTATCCCAATATTCTGAACATTCGTCTCCACAAGCACCCGTTCCCCATTCGCTTGTACCACCCAAATTATGACATACCATTGTACTATAATCAGAACAAGAACCATTAAGACAGCATGGTCTAGCATCGTTAATGTCGCACGATCTCTCACAACATTTTTGCCCTTCAAAAAATGTATAACCATTGCTGGTGCTGCATGGATACGGGTCGTCTATTGGTACTTTAGCATCATAAGAATCACCATTGCTAGTATCACAGCAGCATCCTCTTTTACATTCAACACACACGTTATTATTATAAGAACAACACCCACTAGAGCATTCGTCGTGGTTGTCACAATATCCGCCCTCATCTGTACAGGTTTGACAAACATTATTTACACAACACTCGGTACAATCATCACTAGATACACAATTCTCCCCATTCGGACAATTCTGACACGTTCCATCTTTACAACACCCACTGGAGCATTCAGAACTGTCATCACATTCGTCACCATCATCTACACATTCTGTGCAATAATCATTTACACAACATCCACTTGCACAATCATTACTATTAATACAATCATCTCCTTCACCACCATCACCGTCGCCATCACTGTCGCCGTCGCCATCACTGTCGCCGCCACCACAATCTTCACAAATGTTATTCATACAACATAAATTTTGATCGGGTGGACAATCATCATCCTGATTGCAATAATCTACAACACAATCAGAATTACATATGCCCGGGTTTTCAGAACACACACCACTGGCACCATCTGGAACTATACCTTCCCAATAATTTTCACACAAAGAACCCGAAGCGGTAATACACATTGAGCCAACACAACATGGACCCGGGGGGCATGATTCTGGATCTTCACTACACATAGTCCCAATGCCCATAAATTCCTGATGAGAGCCTCCACATCCGTTCTCTTCTCTATTTCTACACCGCCCATCCCAATAACAACATGCACCAAATGGACAAGCCTCTTCACCCTGCCCCGCAATTTCAGCACAAGTCAAACCACTATCCCACCAATCCATGTTAGGGATTCCACCAAGCATCTTGCATAAAGTGAAACTCACATCTTCACATGTGTATTGACCACCTGACTCATTATGAATGCAACAAGGTCCAAAATCCATATCATCACATGTGCTGACTTCGCATGTTCCATCGAATGGAGAAACATAATCAAAATCATAATTCCCACCGTTATCATAACAATCCGTCCAATTGTTATATTCACAGTCTGAGTTTGTATCTGCACTAACGCAATAACATGCTGAATCAATGCAGCAAAGCCCGTCTAATTCATAAGGAGAGCAATTATCACACCCCCCATCAATAAGGGGGTGGGGCATACCATCCGGCCACTCCTCATTTGGATTATTACAAAAACATGGTGCATGCGGGTTGTTGGGGTCCCAGTAAGTTGTACAGAACGCAAGAGTACACGAACCATCTGGCCAGCAACAGTGACCATCATGCGGTCCGGGCCAACTATCGTCGGGGTCGCCGCTGTCGCCGTCATGACTTGTATCACTTGTATCACATAAATCCAACAAATCGGGTACACATATACTCTCATATGAGCCCTCCCACCAAACATTAACACAGCATCCATCATTACATGGACAATCCCCTGTCCCACATATCCCATCACAATTCGGTAAACAATCATAATAACCATCACATATACCATTCATACAACAATAAGTACAATCACTATTCGACGAACAAGCGCAATCATCAACGGTGTCACATCGCCCAGAATTGCAACAAGTATAATCTTCATTTGGTCCATAAACACAAGAACAGTCGGAATGATCATTGCACGAAATCCAACATGAATTCGTCCCTTCCTCACACTCCCCGCCCGATGAATCTGAAACCCAAATTCCATTGTTCGGGTAGTTTAGACATAAACATTCTGTAGTGGTTATACAATCACCGTCCTCTGTACAACAACTGCCAAGTTCTTGTATCACACAATTAGAACAATCTTCGGCACCCTCTGTCCAAAGAGCGCAGGGGTATGATGATTCACAACTATCTAAAGTATGAATCCCCAAACAATCAAACGAACCATTATGATTTGTATTACAACAGGATCCTAATATTTGCCAACCATCGGGACAGACGACATTAACATCGCATTCTCCATCCTCATACCAAATTGACTCAGAAAGAAGATCACAAGCACTTTCAGTAGTTTGGTGACAGGAATTAGTGCTGTTGAATACCCAGCAGCACGCACCAAGTGTGTCCCCCTCTAAAGAGCATCCATCAGCATCAGCATTAGAATTACATAATGTTTCATGCCAAGTGCCAATACAAAATGGTTCCTGAACATCTGTGCAAGTGTGTATTTCTCCCATATCACTTACACAACATCCACCAATCGGACCCCAACAATCTTGCAAATCATTTGGGCAACTGTCACCTGGGTTCCATTCATTAATGTATCCATGTGTGACACATTCATTATAAGTTATATCTTCTATACACCCACTATTATCAGAAGTATCCATCCAACAACATGATCCAATACTAGTACTACAATCAACAGTTGAACAAGTATCAGTAGAATTTATCCACCACGTTCCTCCTGCATTAACACAATCCGATTCGGTCTGATCGTTGCTACACGAATAATCAGAATAACAACACAGTCTTGTTTCCGGTGGTGCTTCACATGTAATACTATTACAGTCAGTATTTTCATACCAATCGCCATTGCAATCATTTTGAGTTTCTTGAGTGCAAATATAATCGGTATAATTGCAGCATGCTCCTGTGGGAGGAGAACCACAATCTACATCAGCACAAGCGGTTCCTTCTCCTTCCCAACTACCTCCACTGTCATTACAATAAGACTCATACACTTCTGAGCATGTATAATTAATACAACACGCCCCGGGTATTGGTGGGTTACCACAATCTATATAATCACAATTGGTAAGTTGTCCATACCAATGTCCGCCTTCGCTATCACAATTAGAATATGTTTGTAAAGTGCAATTATAATCAGCACAACACGCTCTAATGGGATCTGCCCCATCCCCATCCCCATCACCATCAGATCCCCCACACACACTACAATCAGAACCCCCGCCCATCCATGTGAAATAGCAATCCCACTCATTATTCTGTTCACAATCATAATATTCTTCATTTGAAGAAATTACATCAATAAAATCATCAAGATATTCTATAGAATTTATTGGAAAATAATTTCCATTTGTGGTTTCAGCCATATATCTTAAAGGTTCACCTTCTCCCAGTGAGAGATCAAAACCAACAGTCCAATATACAGAAAGTATATCATTTGGTAGATCAAACAACGTTTGTGTTGTTCCCCAATCACTTGGATCACCATCGCTAAAGAATAGAACAGAAACATCCCCCTCAGTAGTTTCTGCAACAGTTTGATGATAATTTACAGGATATAAATAATAAGTGGTACCATAGGGGTCTGTATAGTTGTTATTGATATAGTTTAAAACATTATCATAATTATAAGTTGGAGACAATTTATCATCTATCGAATCAGTCCAAATATCAACACCAATTTTAGGTTTATTATTGTTGGGATTGTCGCCGTAAATTTCCTTAACGTAGGACACAAAATTTAATAACCAGTTTCGGATAATTGTTGATTTAGATTCTCCACTGCCCTCAAAAGGATGACTCATAGAACTGCTATTGTCCAAGGAAATTAAAATAGAACCACCATTAAACAATTGATGTTCACAGCATGCACCTTGCATACATTTGGTCGGATTGCAATCTACCCCTCTTCCTAAAAACACACCGCCAAGATCAGAACAAGATAATGCTGTTTCTATAGAACAAATGTCACCAAGACAGCATGCACCATAATCACTATCAAGGAAACAACAAATATTATCATCCTCACCGCATTGTGATTCTGGTCCCATAAATACTCCGGGATTTACTACATCTCCTCCTATACTTTCACCAGCAGAACATGAAACATGATCTGTGTATTCACAATGAGCAAGATGAACTTCTCCATCTTCGTCTATAAATTCCCTATAACAGCATGCACCATAATAACCTGCTGCTCCACAACATTCAACATTGCCGCAACTAGCACAGGAATTGTTTGGATCAACAGCCTTAGTTACAGGTGTTCCTCCATAAACATATTTACAAACTGCTGGAGACAGAGGACCAATTCCGTTTCCGCTAGAATCACCTATACATGAACCTTCTTTGCAACAAGCAAAACAATCGCATGTAGAAACACACAAATCATTTTTCATATCAGTTCCTAATAGAATCCCCTCACCAGAATAACATCTAGGATCATACCTATAGTCGTCAAATAAACTGCAAGGAAGACGACCGCCACAATTGATTGGCATGGGTTCGTCTAGTGGAACCATCCTATAATCTGAAATTGACGGATCCCGTTCAACATAGTTGAAGGTTTCATAAAAATCACCAAAGAAGTAATTACATTCTGCCGGTTCAATATTTTCTATGCAAACCCCTTCACCATGGAAATCCCCCCAATTTCCACCAGCACTGCAACAAACTCCATCAGCGTCAAGACCACAATTTTCTAGGCACGAAGACAAAGGATTCCAATATGAATTGTTATATTCATCACATTGTTCTCTTGTTATAAAATCTTTACATTTAATTCTATCGGCGTCGTCCCTATAGCAGCACGAACCCACACCAACCACACTAGTACATTCTTTTGTACCATATCCACGCACTGTTATAGATGCATTCCAAGTCTCACCAGCATCATCAGACATTATATTGATAATATCAGTACCACAAGAGAAAAATCTTTCATTTATTTTAACATTACTTGGAAATTGCCACAGATCATTATCACGAAGAATAAGAGTAAAATTAATCAATTCGTCCTCTCTAAAATCTCCTGTAAATCCAGAAATTCCAATTGGACATTGCACATCAAAAATAGACCCGGCAGTCACCGATAACAAAATTGCATCTCCCGGCACTCTTCCAACACAGGAGGATGGATTTTCGTGGCAAGGTTCCCCATAAATACCTACGAGTTCGTTTCTTTCTACGGGAGCAATTTTAATTATTCTATCTTCAGCATCAAGAGAAAATTGATTTCCGGTATATCCATGACCAAAGATTATATCACCATCATCAAAAGTAAGTCCCGTTGCAGTCAGTTCATTTTTTTGTTGCAAATAAGCATAACGTCCCTTTGAAGCATTTGAAACATTTGAATCAAAGATGGACGATAAACTTTTTATTACAATTGAATTTTCATTTTCTTCAACACTAAGGTTTCCTTCTGCCGAAATTCCCTTAAACCAAAAGGTAGTACCGTCAGTAACCTCTTTAAGAACACCAACACCCAAACCAAGGTTCACACCATCAGCATTTCCAACTGATCCGGTCGGTCCTACCAATCCATCAATTCTTACTTCTTCACCACTTGACAACATCACATACAATGATGTGTCGTTTGCATAACTGGAAATCACATAAGTGCCAGTTGATCCACTTGGTCCAGTTGGTCCTGTGTTCGCTGTAGTTGGACCCATTGGACCTGTTGGACCTGTCGAACCGATATTTCCTCTTGGTCCAACTGTTTCATATGATTGTGTTATTGAACTGCTTCCAACTACTGGCATGATTTAATTCCTAACGGTAATAACATTATTATACCCATTTACAAACTCTGAAATATATATCTATGTTTTATTATTCATGAGTATCATCGATGAGTATCATCGTCACCGTCACCAATTCCCCCAGAACAATCATCACAACCGCCTCCGGCCATTGCTTCGCATGTTGGTTGGGCAACACATGAATCACAAGTTGGACTCACACATCCCGGCTCACCACCTTCACCAGGTGGGGGTACTGTTGGGTCGTCGCCTGGATCAACCTCTCCGTGTTCGGTTTCACCTGTCCAGTGATTACAATTGCCATCAGATCCTCCTCGACAGGGGGGCCCGTCAATATCACCATCACCATCACTACCACCATCACTATCACCATCACCATCACTATCACCATCACTATCACTACCACCATCACTGTCGCCGTCGCCGTCACCATCACTGTCGCCGTCGCCGTCACCATCACTGTCACCCCATGGTGGTGGGTCATCATCATTGGGGTCTGGACAATGTATTGGGGGACAATCGTGTCCATCGGTTGGACCATCCCAACCACCACAGCCGAAACAAAATGGACAGCAACTACATCTTGGAGGATTGCAGTTATCATAAACTCCATCGGGAGGATCACCCTGCGTGGGATCTCCGTCACTATCACCTACAGGTGGATCCCAGGGGGAGTCGCCATCACTGTCACTGTCACTGTCGCTGTCACTGTCACTGTCACTGTCGCTGTCGCTGTCACTGTCGCTGTCACCATAAATAGATTCACAATCAACAGAGTTTCCTTCGCATTCATAACAATACCAACCACCAATCTCTCCTCCGTGTGGAACTCCATTGCATAAATGATTGTGCATGCATAGTGTATTAGAACCACCCCAAATGCCCCCCAATTCATTGTGACATTCTTGTGGTCCTTGTGTTAATATACATTTAGATTCAAAATCTCCACCCGATACATGCACACAACCACAACATGCTCCCCACGCATTTGATCCACATCCTAAATTATCTTTAATGTGGTTGGGAACTTCTTCTATAGTTTTAAATCTAGGAGACAATGGAACGCCTAATTTACCTGTGGTTGGAAAATCATATTTTAAACATTCTTCCCAGGTGTTTGTTGAAACTAAACCACTTTGTGTACAACATACAATTTGATCGAGGGAACACTGATCTTCCCAATCGGGATCGTAGTTCCTATAATCATAATCGTTATTGGAGATATAAACTTTCACTCCCTGACAACTTTCACCACAACATTCAATTGGCTCGGGTGAACCATAACCAAAATCTTCGGGGGCATCCATACCATATTGATTGGTGTCAATAGATTCAAAGTAACCCATGTGAGCATCACATGAAGCATGAGTAAAATTACATGCATCTATTACATCTGTTCCTAAATCTAAACCGTCTAAAAAGGATTGAACATCATCAGCAGAACCATTTTCGTTTAGATGTTGTAAATAATTCCAATCTCCCCAATACATTGGACCCATACAACACCTACCTCTTTTTGCACAAGAGGTGCATTCATAATCTATATTTCCCGAATCTATACCAAGCATACTCGGCCATTTAAACCAACCACTATTAATATAACAGCCTTGACAATGACGAGCATCAATGTCTCCAATGCCACCATTGGCAATGGAGTCACATATCGTACACGAAACAATACTAGGACATTCATATCTACTATATCCCGTATCTCCTAAATATCCAGGCCAATCTCGCCATTGCATGAAACCGGGATTGAACGAATTGTCTATGCTGTTGGTGGGGTCGATTCTCGGATCCAATATCATCGATCTGACAGGTTCGTTTATAACATCTCTATACATGATTTTATCACATGTGCTATTTTGCCCTATCCCGTAAGGACTATCATCCCCTAGATTTGATCCATGCCATACTAAATTTGGTCCATCGCACAAAGCACCAATTATATCTGCACACGTTCCCCTATAAGTGTTGCAACATGCTCCTATTCTACATTCTATGTCCTCACATAATTGACCTTCTGTGAAAATTCCGTTATCTAAAGAACAAGAGAACATGTCTGTATCTTCGCACGCTCCACTCCCATCACTAGAGCAACATGCACCAAGAAGTGGATCTGGGACAGGTGTGTCTTCGCAGCAGCATTCCCAACACTGACCATCTACCAACAACATAGTTCCAGATGATAGTGTTTCTCCAGTCGAACATGTTCCAACTTCACACGGACAATCTACACCATTGCATGCACATATGTTATATTCAAGACCCGTTTCGGGGTCATAACATGGACCATCTTTGATTTGTTGCCACCCTATACAAACTGATGTGCATGGTGGGAAGTTTCCATCCGGGCATTTTCCGTTTTCATCTAATGTGGCACCTCTAGTACCATCTTCCAACAAACAATCAAACGGAGCATATGCAGTAGTGTCCCTTTTTGGACCAGCACATCTAGATCCCACTCCCCAGAAAACCCCCACTCCACCATTATTTGATCTTAGTTGATTACATACCATAGGTGTAGTTTCATAACATACTTCATCAACGCAACAACCTCCCATCTGACCACTTAAACAACAATTGAAATTTTCACAACTTTGAGTTGAATGGAATGTACTATTTGGAACAAAGGAACATTCTTCCTCTGTCAATTCATAGCAAATATTATCAATACAACAGGCTGCTCTTTCTTTACACGGCTTTGGACATCCACCAAGTACATATTCCACATCATTACAGGTTTTGTTCCTAATGAAGAAACCACCAAACAATAAACATTTTTCCGAAGTCGTGTCTATACAACCCCCATTCACACAACATGAACCTTCCGTGTAGCAATCTGGTCCTTCAGGTCTTTCTGTGCAAGGCAAAGAACTAAAAAGTCCTCCAATAGTTTCACAATAAGAATCTGTTGTATAATCTAAACATTTTGGTTGAGAATAGTCATCGTCCCCCTCTAATCCCTCACAGAAACAACAAGAACCCAAAATGTTTGGCGATGTGTATGTTTGATCAAACACAACATTAGAAAACCTATAAATTACACCAGAAGAACTACCATCGTTCTCCGATGTCATTCCCATGTGCAACCCGCTTTTTAAAATTTCAATATCACCCAATGCACCAGCAAACGAAAACGGAACATCCGATCCCTCAAGAAAATCCTTGTTGACTATAGTGGTCGTGTTTTCTGGACCATTCAATAAATTATTACTATCTAGAGATTCCCTGTGATTTGTAAATTGTGCAGTAAGTTTGCTACCATTCCACTGTGTGTTTAAAGCCCCCTCAGCCGAATTGCCCGAAAATATGTACAGCAATTCTCCCGTATTACCAACAATACCACCATTTGGAAGTTCCTGAGATCCGTTGAAAAGAACAGTATATTCAGAAGAAGAATTTATTGATATGTCACGACCGCTAACAGTTAATGTTCGGAAGTATGCAGTGGCACCGTCCCTTTCTTTGAATAATCTTCCATGTTCTATGTTTTCGCTGGTATTCAGAATGTTATATTCTGGATTATAATCTGTGCCCGTCGGACCTCTTGCACCAGTAATACCGATTGAATATTCTATATGTCTGTTGTTATATGTTTCATTTTCTTTTACATTGACGCTTAATTTATTTTTAGATAAAATATATGCAGATGAATACGTTTTATATTCATCATAATCATAGTTATGAAGGGATATATCAGATAAGGAGTTTCCGCAGGTTATATCATCCCCTGCATATGAAATATTCACACCAATCCCCGGACCTATAATATAACCCACCGAAGGGTGGATGGATATAGTTTGTTTTGGTGATAATATAATATTTTTTAATACTGCTGACTCATATTCGTTTTCATGATTGAGTTTGTATATATAAATTCGACCGGGGCTATAATCACCACTTGTACTATCGTTACCTGCACCATAACTGCCAACCACAAGAGTATCATCCCACACATCCAACCCATGTCCAAAATTAGATCCTGTTTCTGGAAAAGGATTTATTATTATTTCAGATTGTATCCAATTATCATCACTATTTTTCGTATAAACATAAACTGCTCCATTGTAACCATCCTCTTCCCAAAAACGAACAGAACATGCACCAGCACAAGCAACATTACCGTGAATAGAAACGTCAAGACCATGTGAAGGTGAGAATGGGAGGGCTGTACAATTGGTGTATGGAAAATCAGTGCAACTTCCTCGTTCATAGAATTTTCTTTCCCAATCAGAATTTTGATAATCATATTCATATATTGTAACACCACCTCGATAACCACTGCTCCCAAAAGGTGAAATTATCATTTTACCATTTCTTATACAACCAGTTCCTGGTTCGTATCCCCCAGTCTCCTCAAGGGCCCATCCATATATCTCTGTCAGTGTTTTATTACTCCATTCTGTATTTTCCGTCCACGATGATCCATTATCCGATGTGGTATAGTGATAAAAAAATGCATCATTATTATCCGTCCGTCCGACAGAAAAGAATAAAGAATTACTAGAAGCATCCACTAAACATGCTCCCTTTCCAATCAACTCCCAGTCGTCTTGAACGCCGCTGGGACGAATTTTCTGAATCTGTGACCATGTTCCAGAAGCACTATCTCTTTTCCACACATATACTGCTCCTGTGTCATAACCATCCTCTTCAGCCCCTAATGCACCACCAACAACAACAACATCATCATTATCAAAAACAGTAACATCTACATTCCTTCCAAGTGACCAACCAGCACCACCATCATTTGCATATAATGTGGCGTCTAACACCCATGAATCAATTATCTTTTTATATACAAAAATTCTACCGGTGCTGCTGCTCCACTTGGGGTCAGAAATGAGTTTATAATCACCATCTTCAGATAAACCATATTTTCCCATTTTTATAGCGGTCGCCCCTGATCCTTCTACATAAACTACCGGACCATATGACACAACACTAGTAATTCTATGTCCAGTGGGACCAGTAGGGCCGATTTCTCCGATCGAACCAGTTGGACCAGTTGGACCGATAGGACCAGTATTTCCTGTGTTCCCTAAAAAACCATCACCACCGATGGTTTTTGGTATTTGACTTGAACCGTGTATTTCTAGCATTTATTATATATCATCCTCATCAATCTTGATTTATTCCGAGATCTGAATCCCGTAGAACTTTTGGAAGTCTCCATAATTTTTCATTTTCTTGACCTCCAGTTGCATATAAACCATCAACCCGAATTATCCGTATAGGACGAACTTTGTATTTCTGTTGTGTTCTATTTTTCTTACCAAACTCAAAACTATTAGCGTCTCCACTGATATCAAATTTTATCGCCCATGCTAATGAACCAGGATCAGCAGTAGTTCCTGTTTCGTTGATATTTATAATACCTTCCCCCGTTCCTGCCGTAAATCCTTTTGTTTCATCAAATGCACCAGTAGAAGTCCAATACCAATCATTAAATGGAATCCCTTCTTCGTGTGACAATAAATGTGAATTTAAATTAAATTCATTGGATGGAACACTTAAACACTTTTCTGCAATAAATGCCAGTTCATCGTGACTTGGAATAAACCATTGTGATATTTGTGGTATGTTTTCGCCGGTGCTTCCTGCTGTTGCCCCTCCTGTAGCAGAAAGATTGTCTGGAAGCAATCTTGCCGCACGGAAAGCGGAAACATACGAAGCGGTCAGTCCAGGACCAAATTGGTCAGATGAAAATGCTCCAGATATGTTATACCCTTGAGATAATGCATTATCAGCACTTATAATTCTGATGTTGTTGTAAAGTCCCCAATTCCTATGCCATAAGCCGTGTGCAGAGTGTGGAGATTTTGTTAATATTTTTTCAACGGGATCATCGCCGTTTCTTCTCGCAGTTTTACAAGAGGGGAAGGTATAGAGGGGTATGTTATTAACAGAACCTGTTATTCCTTGCACATACCAGTAACCTTCAGACAATCCAAATATATTTCCATAAGACGCATTTAGGTCATCAAATTTAGTTGTATTTTTGTTATAAATTGGACCCCAAGAACTTCCCTTGTTTCCCCAATAAAAATCTTGAATGGCATTTGGGTGTTCGTTTAGATTTACTACCTCTCTATCGCCTGTTATTGCAATAGGAGACAAAGATGTTATGATGTAATATGCATCAGAAAGACTATCATTTGAAAATACATCAATTGTGTTATATTCAGAACAATCACGATCTGATGTAAATCCATATCCGTTGTAATCATATGATGAACGATAAAACTCAGCAGTATATCCGATATTCGATGTTGATCCAGCACCACCCATCATTAATTGCTGCCAGTTTGAATCTCTATTACCTCCGAATTCTTTATTACCGTGCAACACTGATCCTGTTGGTCTGTACAGACCAACTACCATACCACCACCAAAAATATCACCCATTTGTAAATTTAAAGATGTTATGTTGTTATTTTTTGTGTTCCTTTTCTCATCACATCTAACATCTAAACATAAACTACCGTGACCTGCATACAAATAGTTGTTATTTATACAATCGGTTCCTGAATATTCATCAACACACTCATTCAAGGTACAGCATGCACCGGTGCCCCCAGAACATACATCTATACCATTGCTTAATTTACACGATGAACCTACACCTAAGAAATATCCACCACCATTTATGCAGTCTGATTCGGTTTTATTTTCACAACCGCCCAATCCGTCGCAACATGCGCCCATTTTCTGGGAAACACCGTCACAATAAACATCAGAGCAATTTAATCCAACTCCACCAAAAACAGCATCATTATTTAATACATTCCCAAGATTAATACATTCGTTTATAGATAACCCATCAAAACATTCAGCATAACCATTGGGTTTATAGTAAACACAACATGGTCCTTCGTTGTAGCAAGAACCACTAAGAGTAACCCCACACGTTGAACCAGAACCCATAAAATATCCAGTACACATTGAAGAAGTGGTATGAACACATCTACCATCTCCAAGACAACATGCACCTGTTGATCCAGTTGTTCCATTTTGAGATATATGAAATTGGGGATGATAAACAACACCAACGGGGAAATTCCTCGGGTCACCAAGACCCCCATTGCACCAAAATGCAGTTTCATCTGTTGCAGTTTCAGAATTCCATTGCACAATAGATCCATGCCAGGAAACACCATCTGGACAAATATCAAAGTTATTTGGATCGGCTGGATTACTTGCTCTACGTTCACAAGGCAGCCAATAAAAATTATATATGTCCGTCCCCCCACTAAAACACGGTTCGTTGTCATATGGCCAAATTACATTTCTGAAACGATAATTCATATATGCAGAATTGGTAGCACCATGAGTAATAAGAGTGAATGCTTTACTTAAGGTTTTGTTGTCGTGGTTGTTGTTTCCCGTATAGCCAAATGTGGCATCTTCTACTTCTATTAAAACTCGTTTATCATCATCATCAACGGAATTAAGTTGATTCATGTCTAAAACATATGTTTTATGAGTATTGGGATTAATTATACCTTGGAATAAGTATTCAGGTTCACCACCAGAATTTAAGTTATAGAAATCTTTCGTTGAATCCGATTCAGATACTTCAAAATATTTAGATAATTCTTTAAAACTTTTTAATTTCACATCAACGGCATTTGTGTTGGGGTTATATGATGTTCCAGTAATACCATATAATTCTAAGTCCCCACCATCTGGATGAAGAAACCCAACCATCTGTCCTGTATTTCCAGAAGCAACATTTGCATAACCAGAAATTATTCGTTCGAAATGGATATTAATTGTATCGAGGGATTCGTCTTGGGTTAAACTTATATCATCTCCCTCAACTTCTATGGTTTTTAATACAATACTGTCGTCGGTGTGCTGATCTTTATATACAGTAGCACCCCCATATGGTCCAGCAAACCCCCATGTATTGCCAGCATCAATCTCTATTTGAGTTGGACCTGTTGGTCCTTGAAAATTATTTGAGGTGGTGTAACCCGCCGTCGATCCGTCCCAATAAACAAACGTAGTGTGAAGTTTTTGATTTTCTAGATATACATCAATTATACTAGCACCGGTATATCCAGTTGGACCGGTGGGGCCCCATCCTGCTGGTCCTGTTGGTCCTGTTGGTCCTGTTGGTCCTGTTGGTCCTGTGACTTGTACTTTTCCTATAGGACGAAAGTAACTGCTACCTTGAATGATTGCCATTTACATCTCCCGTCATTTTGTTGTGATTCTCGTTGTAAAGATGGGAGTTTGGTTATTAATTTTTTCCTCCAAAGATTGGACGGTATCTCCAATTTCCTTAATGGTTTGTGTTAAATCAGTAACCCTATATGCTGTGTTTTCAACATCAATTTGTTTTTTGATTGTTATACTATCAAATGTTGCATTTGGAACTAAAGTTACGGCAAGTCCCTTCCCGTCTGCTGGAATTTTTAGAAATGGCACTTCGCGGACGGCTAAGGGATTGTTGTTCATGTCCACAAATGATGATCTGGTCGTTCCTCTGGATTTTGATATTGGATTTGCAAATGCTGTGATGGACGAACTTTCTATTGTATATGTTTTTGTACCTATGTGTATTTTTTTACTATTATCTAAGTTATATGGACCTTCTAGCCATAAGATATTATTTGTATTGTCCGCATCAACTATATTATATTTTCCTATGATTGTTCTTGAAGAATTCTTTTGTGTTGCCTTTTCGTTTATTATTGTAGAAAGAGAAGAGCCAACAACACCAGAAATTGTCACTTTATATCTAACACCCGCATAGGCACCAAATGCTTTATATGACTTGACATATAAGTCGCCTTGATAATTTAAATCATCGATTGTTATGGGGAACCAGTTTCTTTGGGTAGCATTAATCCATCCATCTTCTGCTAAAGAAGAACCATCATCATCACCAAAAAGAAAAGTGCTAGCATATGTTCCAGCAGGTTCGGAGAAAGTTTCCTCCCCTACCACATTCCCACCAATTTGATAACCAATATAGTTCACTACTTGTCCAGTGAAAACTCCATCTGGAGCAATTTGTAGTACTGGTTTTGCAACAGTTCCAGGTGTTATTGGCGCAAGATTTTGTAATTTACCAGCGGTCACTTCACTTAAGAAGTAAATGTCATTACCACCGCTGGCTCCAATAATAGTAGTATCGCCCATGTCGGGATCAATGTGTGTAGCATTTACAAGTTTTTCCGTTGGATATTTAATTTGACCTGCAATAACAACAGTAACAGAATCATTATCTTCATCTATCTCTTCAATAACACCTACCACTTCCGAATGTTGTGCAATATCCCCTTTGGACTTTGTGTACTTTTCACCACTTGGTTCTGTGTTTATATCATACGGTAGTGGGTTATAACGAACAGCATCGCCGGAGGTAATACCATCACAATTGTCGGGACACGAACCAACAACACCTCCAGAAAATCCCGATAATGGTATAGTCATAAGTAATCTTGCACCACTGTGTGTGATGCTATTAATGTTTACGTTTCCACTTAGGTTTGAACTGTTTCCACTACAACTTGGCATTTATTGGTTGCTCCCTTTATGTGTTTGGCATATTTTCATTTAAATCTGCATCTGCAACGTAATGAACAGAAACGCTGTCGTACATCACTGTTCCCATTGGCACATATAGATAAATACCATCTTTAGTTTTGTATTCTGATGTTATCGTTGTTGCTCCAGATGATGCAACTCTTGGATTGCCCCCATGTCCTTTTGTGCCAGATGTTTTTCTTAAATCTCTACCGGCTGATCTGTTGAATGCATCACCTGTCATACCGGTTTTCGGTGAATATAAAATAATTTCAGGTTCTTCCCTCATCGTTACGGGGAAATTATAGTAATGATCTTTATTGGGGGTGATATGAAAATCAATTACATTGGTGTCGGGTGTGTGGGGATCCAACATGGTTTCTGTATGAGTAAGTTGACCTGGTCTATAACTTCTCTGATAATATCTACTGCATAATTTTATTTCATCATCAATTAATGTTTTAGGATTGGTAGTTGCAACCAGACCTCGTTCCAATTTAACTTTTGCTAGATCTAAAGTGGTATTGAGTCGTGTTGTGTCAAACCCAAAGCCAACATAGTCTTTGTTCCCCGAAGGTGTAATTGTAATATTTGGAACCAAAAATGCAACTTCATATTTGTTCCACAATGTTCCCAACTGGACAGATGCTGGACGCGATGTATGTGTGTTTGATCCATCATATTGGTTGACTATTATATCCATTGTAGCACCAGTAACACCACATTTTGCCCAAAATGACATGGATACATTTTCATTACGAAGAGTTCTCACGTCTTCAACACGATTTTCTATGTAAACATAATCACCCGAGAAACCACCCTGTGGGTGTATATTATTTTGCAATGTCGCATAATATGTTGGTTCGCCAAATACGTCTGTTTGGTTAGCAGGGAAATTGTTTCTAGTTATAGAATAAGTACCTGAGGTTCCACCTCCACCAGAAACACCATCTACTCTGACCCAACGATCTGCAAAATAAGTTGTGCCGGTTGCTCCGTATGTTCCTACTCCAATACCTCTTTGCCATATATCAAAATTACCGTTAATGAGAGTGTTGTCATTCATTGCATGACCGTAAGTTGTGCCCCCACTGCTATTTGAGCGGAATGCCCAATTTCGTGGCTCGCCAACGGTAGATGAACCGTCCCAGGTTGATGCAGCAGTATTTGTTCCACTCCCTACGTTATGGTTTTGGTTTAATATAAATCCATCTTTTCCGTCCCCGCTTGGCCAAGCAACTGCAAATGGTTTTGCTTGTACCTGCGCACCGCTAGATGTTAGTTTACCATCACTTCCAACATATAGTAAACCACTCCCATCCCCTACCGGAAGATCTTTCACAAACCCAACACCAACAAGTTCAATATATGTTTGTCCATCCAATAGGAATGGATCACGTATAGACAATCCAACTGCATCCCCTATGTTGTCGCTTTCGGATGTTAGTTTCACCCAATCGGTGCCATTATATCCAACCACATCACCTTGAGTTATAATGGTCGCAGGATCAACACTAACAATAAATCGGTTATTATCAATACCACCAGTCCCACCAGTTCCACTTCCTTGTAGAAGTTGACCTCTATAATTTACAACATAACCAACATCGGAAGTGACACCGAGAAGAATTGGTTTACTTACATGCCCGCTAATTGATGGTTCAGTTCTAGTGAATCCGCCACTATTACCAGGACTTAAAAAGTATATACAGCCAGCACTTAATCCAGAGTCAAAATCACTTGCGCGAGTAAAATCTCCTTGTATTTTACCGTGTGTTGTTACAGTAACATATGTGTTTGAAGAATCATATGGTCCCTCTGGAAGACCATCATTACTTGGCCAAGTAACTCCAGATACCACTCCAAAAACTTCAGCATAGTCAACATCATCTGCTCTGGATAACCTGTAATCTGTACCACCATCGTCTGTAGATACGACCCGAACGGGCATTCCAAAAGTAAATCCTCGGGTTGCAGTATAACCGCCGATAGGATAGATGAGGGATTTAATAGAACTTAATTCTGTGTTGGATAAATCATAATTTAAAATACCATTAATGTTAACATCGCCGCTAATGGTAATATCATCAGAAAATGTTATACCTTTTGGTATTATGTCTGCGATGGAACATCTAAAGACACCAGCATCTAAATCTGCTCCAGACGAATATCCACCAACAGGGTCGTTAGGAGCAGTTGTACCCCTAACAAACACAATGCCATCGCCAGATACTCCATTGTATATGGACATCTGATTTAATTTCTCAACAACCAACGTATTATAATGACTAACCCAATCTGCAAATGTTGTAGTTGGTGTTAAGTTCCATATTTGAAATAGATTGTCTTCTGTGAATCCCATTTAGATATTCTCTTTTGTTGTGTTGATATATTTATAAATCATCTTTGACCTATTAGTAAATTATTCATATAACGAACAGTACCTTCTGCTGGGTTCACCTTACACACTAAACTCAATCGTTGTCTTTCGGATACGGCTGATGAATCCCAAACGCCGCTGGAATTTGGACTGGCTTGACCCACAGAATGAAAACCAACACCATAACGACTAGCACCACATGCAACTGAATTTGCAAACCCCGATGAATTGTCTGCTAATTCAAAATCATCACGGCATTCAGGATCGTCGTTGCATGGTTCACATGTGTAATAATCACTAGTAATTCTAAAACCAACAACCTTTTCAATATTTCCTTCGTTGGGATTCATTGATACAGTTGTACTGAATGCTGGAAATGCAGGATCTTCGCTGGTAAGATATACCCAATGTTTTAGTCCACTTATGTGTTCTGGACTTTTCGTGTCAGATGCGGGGTTCCACGAATCTGCAAGTTCAACTAACCACCAACCTGGCCAAAAATCCAACTTAACTATTCCTCCACCGGAATCGCTAAATTGTGCAGTAACTGGAAAAGAATACCCGGGCAGATCACCAGGAATAAAAGATGTGTGGTATGGGTGTAAGGGACAAGAGCCTTTCCAACCAGGACCACTTATTGCATAATTTGAATCGCCCAACTCACCTGTTGGTGCCACACCACCAACACCAATTCCGTTTTCTGGAACATCAAGAGGAACTACATCACTCCCCTGACCCCCCGAATTGGCAGATTTATACGAACCCCAGTGTTTTCCGACACCAGAAGTTATCCAGTTGTGCATCATTGTGATTGAGAGTGTAAGTTGCATCTGGAAATGTTCTTGCATTTCATTCAATTCGGAGGCTTGCAAAGGAAACCCAGGTCGGAATGCGATAAATTGATAATTTTTTGGTAAATCTTCGTTGTTGTCAAATACCAATTCTTGTGATTCTACCCTACTCATATATGGAGACACAGAAAGAGGAAATGAAGGGACTCCTCCTCCGTATAATGGTTGTATGTTATAGTCTGCCATGTTTTTTCCTTTTATAATTACGAACCAAAGAATATATCAAATCTAAACGATGAAGGATAGTTTGGATCATTTCCTCTACTTATATCTATATTGGTTTTTTCTAGATGTAAAATATCGGCTTTTCTTTTATCAATAATTGATCCCCCATACGACACGGGAATTGTGACACTATCTATCACCCAAGTGTCGTTATCATATTCAAACTCGTCACCATTTACAATTGCTTCTGGGTGACTGGTTGCAATTTCCATCACGGATATTGCAGTAGAACCGTTTTTTAATTTTGATCCTAAAACTTTCATTTCTTTTTTTGTTGTTTTATAATCTCCCATTGCATATGGATTTGTGAGAGAACTTAAAGAGGAGCCTTTTTGAGGCAAATCATCTGGATTTAGGGATGTTGTGATTTTTTTGTGCGCTTCAATGACAACACTTAAATTTAAACTATAGTTCTGACTTGGAGCCAAACCAGACAATGCATCATTTCCGTTGTTATCTTTAATTTTTTGTATACTTATCAGATTAAAATCTGTTTGAAGGGTTCCAGAATTTACAATATCATTTTTACTTATATTCAATGAAAGTAAAGAACCGCATTCAAATATATTATTCAAATTTGAAGTGAAGCCGCCATTGGGGATTTTATCAACAAACAAACGATCAATAGATACACCAGGAAACATCTCCAACCATGTTGTTTCATTTATTCTAATATCACCAATTCCGTTACCATGATCTAATGGGTGTAAAAATCCCTCAATATATTCATTGTCGTTATCGTCAGTATATGTTTTTATTTGAACAACTGCTTCTGTTCCATTGCTTGAGACATCAGAAACAAACGGAACGAATTTATCTTTACCTTTCCAGCCCGAAGATACTTTTCTATTTTCTAAAGAAATATCTTTTAAATTAATTGATACCCTAGATAAGGATCCATTGCCATACTTACTCTTTCCAGTTTCTTCAAATTTTGCATTTACCCACCAGGACAAATCGGATGAAATGTCATTATCGTTGATTATATTTTTATAATAACTTGTTTCGTCCCAGTCTATAGCGCAAGGGCAGGGCCCACAATCGTCTGGATATTCAGTAGAATTACAAGATAAACACCCACCACCCGTTCCGCCGGTTTCTCCGGTCCACTTGTTAAACACATATTGCATGTTTAAAGATTGTGCTAATTCAATACATTGATAACATTTGCTTTCTACGCATTTATATAAATCACCAGAAGAAAAAGTCACATCTGCAATAGAATCATAAATTCCAGTTGAATAATATAAACAACAAGTACCACATGTCTGTTCGTTACCAGCACCACATATTTTAGTTGCGTTGTTTTTGTTACTTGAATGATATTGTTCTTTTTCTTTGTTTAAATTTTGCACATTAAAATACGGAATATAATGAGTTCGATAATTTATTACCCAATCATCTGGTAATTTTTGAACCGCACAATATCTAATATTACCACTTGGTGTTGTTGCAATGTTACCAGAAATATCAGTTAAATTTTCTTTAATTACTATGGGATCGCTTTCTAAATCAAGACGGTTGTTTGACGTTGTAGACAAAATAAGAAATAAATAGTTTCCGTAATGGCCTGATCCATAGAACAAAGACCAATTGTCTTCATTGATGTTTCCTAAATTTCTGGAAGTATAGGATCCAACCTTTTTTGTAGAACCCGATTTCCATATTGCAGGAATTACACCACTCGGCAATTTAATTGCTTCATTTATATTTCTTGGATCAACTTTAAAAGCAACAGAGGATGATGAAAGCAATTCTTCTTGGTTGTTCATAGATCTATCAATTGTTTCTGTTGAATTTCCAAGAACAAACGCCACATTTTCTTCTTGTAGATGTTTTTTTATGGCTTCAGATATGATTTTTTTATTTATCGTGGACATATGTTACCTCAACTCCAACATGCTCCAGCATCCGCATCTCCATATGCAGTACAACCAGTCGCACCTAAATTTGGACTTCCGTTAGACGGACTTAAATACATAAACGCACCAATATATATGTTTCCAAAAACATTCTGCTCTGGATCACCAAATATTCCATCTGACCAACTTGGATATGCATATGTTGGCATATGATAATCCAATGTGATACCACCACTGCCTACCGCATTCCATGCATTACCATACGTCCATCCATGAATGCCGCCCAATTCCCCCTCAGAAAGAAGGTTATACATTGCTGTTGGTCCGTCGTAATGATATCCACTTTCACCAGAACATCCAGTGCAATGATCAAGAGATTCGTGGTCGTTTAATCTATATGGAAAGTAGTTACCCAAAACTGAAGTTTCTATAACGTTAAACCCACCATCATAATCATCAGGTGCGACATAATCATCTTGTGTTTTTTCCAAGAACATCTTCAGTCCTGCCGGATGAAGTAAAGATTTTAAAAGTTCTGTATAAATTGGCTGACCAGTTTCTTCGTCCACTAAAGGAACTTCTGTCGACAAGACATAAGAATATTCTTGGAACCAGTTGCTGTCTTGTATACTGAAAGGGCCATTTAGGTAACTACCACCAAGATGAATTGCTGCTTTATCGGGCCCGTCATCGCCGTCCTCGTCAAAATATGTGCCAGTGACCCCAGATGGATCTGCATACGGGAACCCATCAAACCTACCACCATTTAATCTTAACATGTGGGTTTTGGGATAGTATAAATTAACATTTACATCAATTGGATCTCCATTTTCATCATATTGATCCCCATACAACATTTCAAAGAAGTATCTATATGCTTCTTCATTGCTTTTCTTCTGATAGAAAAATTGACGAATCCCGGATATGAAATTTCTTATACCAACAGAATTGGCCAAGTTTTCATCATCTTCAAGTAAACCACTAACAAACTGCTCGGGAAAACCAGAAACGTATGTTTTTACAAAATGGTCTAGAAATTGTACTGGGGTTTCATTGATATCGACTATTTTTTGAAATCCTGATGGATTAAAATCAACTGTTGATAGTTCATAGCCACTTTTATCATACAACCAATTGTAATACTCTTGTGTAAAATCCAATAAAGTACCAGAAGAATTTTCGTTATTTTTTTCTCGTAACCACAGAGGAAATAAATGTTCTATATCGACAATGTTATTAACAGTATCGTCCAATGAAGGAATGTCCTGTCCCAGCAGAAGCAACTTATAACGTGCTGACTGACTTCCTCCGCCTTTATTTTTGGGATTTGAAAATATAGTTGAATAATGCATTATTATTTAATCTACCTCTACCCGACTACATTTCTTCTTTTGATTGTCAAATTAGTTTTTGTAATTGTGTACATTTCTTCTTTTGATTTAAATGACTGAGTTCCTTCAGTTGTTGGTTCCACATATAACATAAATTCTTCGCCTGCGAATGATTCTGTAAAGATAACTTCACCGGTATTTATTATTATGTAACCAACCCTCCCAAGATCCACGGTTAAATTATTCCACTTATATTGAGCATTGATATAATGAATACGCTTTCCCCCAACAATATAATATATACGACTTGATTTTATTGTTATTATTTTGTCTTCGTTTTCTATTAAACTGTGGTATGATGGTGCTGCCACGAATTCGTCTGATACTAAACTCGACCCTATACATTTTGTTCGGAAATTGACATTTTTTGGTTTGTTGTTTAAAATAGAAATGTTATTTGATATAATCAATGATAGATTGTTTGGATTCACATAAAACGCTTTGTTTGTTGCATTTATATAATTGGCTATTTCTCCCGTGTCATAAGAGCGATTAAATCCATTTATTTGTTTTGAAGAAATTTCACCAATGACATTGGACAAAAGAATATCTGAACTAAGTGGACTATCCATTGGTTCATAATAAACATTACCTCTGACTTCAACATAAAAACGATCAACATCAATAAATTCTGGCAATATAGTCACACAAGTTTTTTGTTCTAATATATCAATTGCCTTTGTTGCAGCAACAGGATCTTCTTCTGTAGTATCGGCCAATGAAACAAACAACCTTCCATATCTTGGAGGGTTCATTTCTTCTCCCCCCCAAATATTAAATTTAGAATATGGGTCCGACGAATCACTAACAAAACCTTCTTTTGCTAGCAATGCTCTACAATCTTCTGTTGTGACTGCTCTATCTTGTGACGCAAACCATTTGGGCGCGAAAAATTTAACGGATTCTAAGTCGGGCTCATTTGATCCACCAGACGATAGTTTTACAACTTCCGTTGTTGCTGAAAATCCTACAATTTGAAAATTTCCAATCTGATTTCCACGTTCTCCATCACTCTTTAAATAACTAACACGAACAAGATCATTTGGTTTTATTTCTTTGCCGATTTGAACAAATGCACTACTTTCTAAATTGCCACCAAAAACAATAAAAAATCCCAGATCGCTTCTTTCAAGCCAATAGACATGACTTGAATCGTCCAGTCCTTGCTCTATATTACTTGCCCTGCCCCATTCTTTCCATTCGCCATCGCCCTCAGAATCCAGCACCTCAACACGAAGTGTGCTTATATCAATATCTAATCCTAATATAAAACCTTTACCTGTGTCTATATCTATTATTAGGGGTTGTTCTTTTATCAATGATTTTGCTTGAACTATTTCTACTAAAGATTCTCCGTTTAGAGAGTCCTGACCATATTCTCTTATTGTATAAAAATTATATGACACCCCACCGTCATTATGTCCAGTAAATCTTGTATAAATCGGTAAATTGACATATCCCGAATTGTCACCACCCTGTCTAATTTTAACCAACCCTCTGGACGATTTTGCACCAGGTACAACATATCCTAAAGGTTTAACTAACGATAAAACTGAAGATTTTCTTTGGGCGGTGTCTAAAAACATCTCACTTGCAATCATGTTTGAATAAAATCCATAATACATGGTATTGTATGCTAAAACGTCAAGAAGGACTTGCATTGCAGATCCTTCATAATCATAATCCTTCAATGTATTCTGCTGCTTTAAATGATCGATGATACTATTTTTTATAGCATCAAAATCCAAAGAACCCATCTGAACATTTATTTTACTGTCTGCCATATTGTTTACCTAATCTTTTTTAATTCTAAACGAATACTATCTCTAGAATTAGATTTTTTTCCTTTCAGGATGATGAACTCGATTGTTATTATAATTTCATTTGAATCAATATTATCAGAATCTACTATAACTCTCTCGACTTCGGCTCTTGGTTCGAATGTACGAACAGACCATATAATGTCTCTCTGCAAAAATGCTTCGTCCAGCGGACTCCAATTTTCAAAAAGATAATTATGAATACCAACACCAAAACCAGGAGCAAAGGGTTTTTCGCCCGGTCTAGTCATTACAATATTCATGATAGATTGCCTTATAGCATATCTATCTCTAGCAACAGAAACATCATTTATAAATTCATTTTTGTTAAAAAGTATATCAAAATCTGAGTATTGACATTGAATTGGTGATGACATGAATTGTTCCTTAGTCTTTGAACTATATATGCACTATCATCACATTACTAAAAAAAAGAACCGAGAAAATCCAACACCGAGGAAAGCAAACCTTTAGATGTGTTTGGATCTACTACAGTACTATCTCTTGTTAAAATTAAATTCATCTTATGACTACTTGAAGAAATGATATGTTCTATATCAGAAACCAACCACCGTCCAGTAATTTTTTTCTTCATTTCAGAATTCTCGTCACCTGCAACTACATTTGCAATGCTTATTAGTTTACCTGGACGTAAAGTTAAATCTCCATTTAGAACAATAGACATTTTTTGGGAATTAATAAGTTGCATTTGAGCATTCCTCCACAAAGGAGTTGTTTTTGGGGTGTCCCAATATGTTGCATCTGTTCTGTTATATTCAACATACTTTTTAAATTCACTTCCCTGACAAGGACAATTGCAACTAGAGGGGTGGTTAGGTGTCTTCCATAAACATCCAAGATAATCCTCGCCCAAAACATCCTCTATCAATTCACATTCTTTTGTTTTTTCGTACGCCTCTTGAATTTCTTTATCGGTCGGTTCTACATTAGTTTCTCCATCTCTCCACAACCACCCACCCAACCCATAATCAACAAGAAGCCATGCCCAATGTTCTTCTAGAACTTTATCGGGTCGTAAATCCTGACATGGACAGTTACAATACGGTTCATCTTCAGAGCAATCTGAATTATCAACATTACCCTCGGAATTTAAGCACGAATAAGAACCTCCACTATAATAAGAAGAAGTTGAGAAATCAGAATCTGAAAACGCTCCCGCCAATGCCCCCAGTCCTTCTAAAATTAAACCCAACATTCAACAACTCCTTCTTCTTTATGTATCAGCATGTGACATGATCACCACTACAATTTGCTCCAAGTATAAAAAATGAATTTTCACCATATTCACTCAAACATTCTGATCTTGTAATGTGGTCAATGCAGTCACCATCAGCACAACAAGCACCCTCTTGCTGAAATACACAGTCCTCACATGGCACATCAAAAGAACAGTTATTACAACCCCAACAATCATCTTTATAGTGTATATCTAATTTTTCCTGATCACAATGTGTGTCTATAAAATGTGCCCTCATTAAGTTAATAGTTGTCGCCATATAATCTTCATTATGCATTTCATATGTAAATCTACGCATATCATCGGAAGATTGCCCACAAGGAGAGGCTGCACACATTTCTGCATCACAGCAGCCCCAAGAAACACACGAAGGCCCATCAAAACATGGATTAAATTTACTTTCGGCTATTTCAGAGCCCCACAATTCCTCAAATTTGTTATACAATCCGTTCACTATTGGACTACCTTCGTCCCAAGTAAAAGATCCAGAAACGTCGATCATGAACCAAATTTGTGATGGATATGGATTGGTTTGCCCGTTTTCTAATACAGGACTACCAAATCGATTGATTATTTCATCATAAATATAATCAATAGCATTTTGAATCTCATCATCTCTATGATACTCATACCGAAGGAAGGGCAAATCATAACACTGAGGTGGATCGGGAATATCATCACAATCACCATATTGATAATCACACGAAGGATGAAGAAAAATTTCCAATCCAACCCTGACCATTCCATCTTCTTCGATAAATTCATTTGTAATGCCGTATTTTGATGCCTCAATTTTAGGGTGAATTACATCTTCGTCCATTAAACAAAATGGATTACCATCTCCGAGATCTATTGTGTCGGAATAATCAGAACTGCTATCTTCATCTGGACCTATTGATATAAAAACTGCTGGTCCGCCTGGACTAGGCCCACAACAACAACTATTATAACCAAGCATATTGATTTGTTTCCACCATTATTAACATCCACATGACCCATCATGTACATTCACAACATTGAAAAAGTATATTTCGTTTGGTGTGTTAATATCATCTTCTGATTCATCTTCATAGGTTGGTACAATAGACCTCAACAAAGTGTAAGGTATCTTTTGCATTTGAACTACATGTCCATGGAAATATGTTTCTTCGTTATTTTCTCGAATCTCACATGGTTTATCGTCTATATTGAAAAATCCCCCAATTGGCATCATTTGGTGTGCGTATGGATATCTGTTAAATTCTTCGCTAGCAGCATTAACTCCTGGTCCTACATAAACTTCATCCCCCTCAGTTTTGTTCATAAATTCGTTTAGATTAAACGCTGGGTTGGTCCATTCATCACTATCATCTTCTCTGAAAGATCCATGAAGTCCGTTTGGAATTGTTACTATCTTAATAGGAGAATTTTCGTCTGTTAGTTCTTCAGTCTCTTCATCCAATTCTAAAACATGATCGTTTGGCCAAAACTCTACTTCTTTCCATGAATATTCATATATTCCTCCTCTACCTTCGTCACCAGATATTTTCTTTGCTCCTTCAATAACAGCAAAAAATTCAAATTTACTGCTTTCTTCAGAGTCACAACAAATAGATTCTTTATAAACCTTCCAACGTTCTTTTAAGTTTTTCATCTGAATGAATTCCTCAAGAACCTTAGAATCACGAATTGGTTTTTTGATTTCTTTTTGTATTTTATATAATACATCTCCACCCAGATCGGTTTGATCAAACATTGACTTCCAAACGATGTCATTTTGAGGTCCGTATTTCCCATTGGTTTGCAATGCACCAAACATATCTGTTGTGTTGTAATTTGGTACATTATAAGGAGAACTAAAATACCCATAAATACCACTTTCATCATAGAATCTTCTACTTTTTATAGAAGAACCATCAGTATCAATGCTGTCTGGTAAAATTTTAAATTGTTCTACTCGCCCACCATCGTCAACGCCCCCCCACTCATCATCATGATAACTATACGATATGACTTCTCGTTCTCCCCAATAATCTGCATCGGACTTTTGATGGGAAGACACAAAATCTAAATAATCAAAATAAGGATCGTCATAGTTTGGTTTAACTAATTCATAATAAGCAGAATATGCTCCATCCTTCCACATTTTGAAGTGGTTAAATTCGCTGATTATATTCATCGCAACAATTCTAGGATCTCCAAAATTCCAATCTTTTTCTGGTACATCCATGTCTGTAATGAAATATTCTCGGGGATCTTTACCCAACAGACCAAAAAAATAACTTCCCGCTTCGTCCTTTATCATTTTTCTAATAGATTTAAAATGCCACCCGTCTAAATCGGCATAAAACAAATAATTAACACCCCTTTGATCTTCCGTTACTGCATTTTCACTTAAGTCGGTTATAAGAGACAACAAATTATCATGATGAACATCTTTGCCCCACGGGTACATGTTGTGATGCGTCTTTAACCACACTGAATTGTGCGTGTTTTCTATTTCCATTTTGTTTTTAGAAAAACTATAGTCAGTGGCTTCGGGGTTGAAGTATTTTTCTGCTAATTGATTTACTAGTCCAGTATTGCCATCAAAACTATCCTCTGAGTTTGCAATATGACCAATATAATCTTCATCTTTCGCTATATCAATTTCAGCCCAATTCAAATAAAAATTTTCACATGTAATAAATGTCAGCAACCAACCCGCATCTGCTCTTCCTGCTGGTCCTCCTAGAGATTCTGATGCTTCATTTCCAAGTTTCTTCGCATCGTCAACACAAAAAGTTAAAGTTTTTCTTGATTCTTCGATGCCCGGTGATTCAATTATAATTTCGATTAACTCCCCACCGGTGAAGTTAAATTTATCACCAGTAGAAGTATCAGATTCTACTGGCTCACGAAATTTTAAAATTCCCTGCACACCAGCATTGAAAATGCTTTCAGTCATACTGAGACTTATAAAGATGTCTCCCGATTCTACCTTTTTGTTTTCTTCTTTTTCTTTTTTCTTTTCAACAACAACATATTCATTATCACTGTTTACTTTTTTTATCTTAATTTCTTCGATAATTATATCAGATGTGTGGCGACGGCCTATTGTATCCGTTTTGTTTTCTTCTGCGGGGGGAGGAGGGGGTGTCATACTATAATCCAATCATTCAATAACTGTAGTAGTGCCTCTAGGTACATTACCATTCATTAAAGATTTATATTCGTTAATGATTGCCGTTACCATTTGAGGAGAAATTAATTTTATTTTTCTTCTCTCATCATTTTTACTAATCATTTTCGTTAAGTTGGTTGTTGTTTTGATGCTATCAGACAGAGATCTATTCATGTATTTATACAATATGGTTCCAGTCATACCACATACACTTTGGTAACTATAAAAATCTCCAGACGGACCCTCATGATTTTCTACAGGATATGCACTGTATGGATTTATCATATCATCATTGTATGAGAAATAACACGCTGCGTCTGAAATTTTCTCTTTCCTTTGAACGATTGCAAACGTAGACCCAGCAGTTGCGCACGGTGGACCCCAACCCTGATAATTCGGACCAGCAATTTCAATGCATACAGGAGCCCCATAATATTGCTGATAGCACCCCGTTTGGCCAAAGCCATCCACGCTATGCCAATTGTCTTCATCTCCGATTTTACTGTTTCGGAAAACATAAACCTCATCACCTTCGTTGATGTGTCCTTTTATTTTTTTTACATCTATTCTGTGTAGAAGTTTATCATAGTTGTCAATTTCGCCGTAATTGTTTAAATCAATAGATCCATCTTCTTCTGTGTCTCGTCGGACTATAATATCACCTTCTATTATATCTAAATTTTCAAAAACAAAGTAACTGTATCCTTTTAAGAAATTATAAAAAGACGAATCTATTTCTTGGTTTGATTTTGACCATTCGCCAACATAATCAATTATATTGTTGCATAATAGAACCACCCACCAAAGGTGAGGATTTCCATAAAAATCTGCCGCAACTTCTTCTGGTTTTTGTCCATCAGAAACAATATATGTTTCAAAAGAACTAAAATCTTTCTTTGTGTTCTCTGTGAAAACAACTCGTCTGAATATATCTTTCATTAATACATCTGGTACAAAACCGCCACTAGAGCCCTCGGTGTTTTCCCACATGAAATTATATTCAGCATTTGGTATGTTTTGAAAATACATTTAATTAATCCTAAAAATGATTATTTGTGTTAAATCAATTATCGCTATCTATTGTATCATCCGCCACACCTCGGACCTGACTTCTAGACATTAAACCACTTTCAGTGTTTATGGCTGGCTCAAGTTCAACAAAATTAAGTGAAAGAGTAGTCACTGCGGGATAACTTTTTTTCTTTTCGCCTTCGACTCCTTGTGTTGCTGCAAATGGACCGCCTGCTGAACCCTGTGTGCCTATATTGACAGATTCTAATACAGAAGGAAGTGGTCCCATGTCCCAGCGAAACCCTTTATAATCATCTGCATTAAGATTCATAACATTAATAAACCAAATTGGTGGATGAAGAACCCTAGAATAGGTATCCGCAACAGTACGATTTGGATATGCCATTCTTTGAAATTCCCTTACAATTGCAGTAATTGTTGTTGCATCACCAGGTGCTTTGGGAGCCAATTTCCAAGAATAAGAATGTCGTCTGAATTCTGCTCCCTTGAAAATGCTATCACTTTCATCCATCGGTCTGTGACCCAAAGCAGAAGAAACTCCTAGAATGTCCATTGCAGAATTTATACGAGTGATATCCAAAAACGCACTCCACAACCCAGTAGCAGTTGGGTCAAAAATACTACCAGACACATCGGCTTGACCTCTGCTATACCTAATTCGGTTATCTATTTTTATGTTTCGGGGCATAGGCAGTGTAATGTCTGCCCAAGTTCCTGTCATTTTTTGAACACCCGAATATGCCCGGACTGACTGTTTGTTAGAATATCTAGCAGCAACAAAATTTATTCGATACTCTCCTAAATCTTCAACAGAATCAAAATTACCGGTTGGTGGAAAAATTAATCTATCTGTCATGTTTAATCCTTATTGTGGTTTCTGTACTATATATTTATATGGCTTACAAAACAAGATACACAATCCAAAATCCCTCTAAATATATAGGAGATCCTTTGGGAATAATTTGTCGTTCTTTATGGGAAAGACGAGTGTGTCGCTATCTGGATGAAAATAAAAACGTTATTCGATGGGGCAGCGAAGAATTGCCAATTCCGTATTATTCGCCATTAGACAAAAAAACACACAGATATTATCCAGATTTTATCGCAGAAGTTAAAAAACAAAACGGCGATATTGTGACATACATCATAGAAGTAAAACCCAAAAAACAAACAAAATTCCCCGAAAGAAAAAAGAAAAAAGAAAAAACTTATGTTCAAGAATGTATGACATACGCCATAAATAAAGAGAAATGGTCTTCCGCACATAAAATGTGTAGAAAAAATGGCTGGAAATTTTTAATAATCACAGAAGATAACATTCTACCATAAGAGTAACAAATGATTTTACCATTACCACAAGCACCACACACTGACAAAAACGGATCGAGTATTGATTTCTTCAAAAATAACTTTTTAAAAGGAGGTCTATCTAGACCAACTCGTTATTCTGTCTTAATAGAAACTAATGCATTTGAACCAACTAGAATGTTACTTCAACCAGAAGGTGTTATTGTTCCTGGTAGATCTTTTAGAACGTTTCAGGATAATTTGTGGGGGCCCATTAGAAAAGTTCCAGTCAGTCGAACGTTCGAAAATGATTTGGTTATGTTGTTCCCAGTCGGTAACAACTGGGAAGAGAGAACAATATTTGAAGCATGGATGGATAAGATAATAAATCCTATCACCAACGTAACAAGTTATTCCGATGACGGCGAAACAGCAAAAGGGACGATAACCTTATATTGTACAAACGAAATGAACGAAACTAAAGCAGTGTTTAATTTTGAAGAAGTTTATCCCTCTAGCATAATACCCATGAACATGGGTTTTGACCAAATCAATCAATATAACCGATTACAAGTAGTATTTACTTACAGACAATATACATACAAAGCAGAGAATTTTGATTCTTCATCACCCCCCACTCAATAATTTTGTTTGTGAATAATAAAGGAATTTTGTATAATGAATGCACTATCTAAAATGTTGCTGGAAAAAACACCAAAATATAACGTAGAAATTCCATCAACAAAGAAAAAAACAACATTTAGACCTTTTCTTGTCAAAGAAGAAAAAATCCTTTTGATTGCACAGGAAACAGGATCATATAAAGAAATGTTACAAGCAATAGAAAATGTAATAGAATCTTGTGTTGATGATATTGGAGACGTAGATACTTTACCTGTTTTTGACATAGAGTATTTGTTTCTAAAGTTAAGAGCCAAGTCTGTCAGTGAAATATCTTCTCCTGTAATACAATGTCCAGTGACTGACGAAGAAATAGAACTTCAAATTAATTTAATGGACATTGAACCAGTAATAGATAAAAATCATACAAAAAAAATACAAATAGAAGACGATATTATTGTTGAGATGAAATACCCATCACTGAGAATGATGAAAAATGATGAAGTTAATACATCATATGATGATCCTGAATCTTTTTATGATATGATAGTAAAATGTATAAGCAAAATCAAAACAAAAGATGAAACAGTTAACGTCTCATCTCTTCCAGATTCCGAGATAGAAGATTTTATTGGTAACATGAATAAAAATCAATTTGAAAAGGTGTTAGATTTTTTCATAACCTCCCCTCAACTTAAACATACGGTAAAATACACCACCTCAGACGGAGTTGAACGAGAGGTTACTTTACAAGGAATATCGGATTTTTTAGAATAGGATTGAGTCATACTAGTCTAAAAGATTATTATACTCTCTCCTTTCAATTAGTGCAGCACCACAAATACAGTTTAACTGAATTGGAAAATATGATTCCTTGGGAAAAGGACATATACTTAGCACAATTGATTGAATATATAGAAGTGGAAAATGAAAAAATCCAATTAGCAGAGATTGATCGTAGACGCGAAAGAAAAAACCAAGGGATGTTTGGATAAAACATGACAAAAAAGAAAAACAACAAGATAAATTCCTTCAAAGATGCAATGCTATCGCATTTTAAAAACAAAAATACATCAGATATAAAAATAGTTCCACCTAAAATAAAAAATCTCCCTACAATTTTAAAAATAATTTCACCTCTACAAGACAACATTCAAAAAAACAATATTCCTAAACGAGAAAAAACATCAGACATTAAAAAAGTTCCAAACAAGAACAAGGAATATTTAAACATCAGGAAAGATATAGACAATTTAAAGAAAAGCATTAAGGGCATAAAGAATACCAATTTAATAACAAATAATTACACCACAAATAACATTCATAAAAAAAACAAAACTAAAAATATCACCGAGAAGAGGAGAGGAATAAAAAACAACAATAACGGTATTCAATTGCCCAAGATGATATCAAGTGTTATTAAAAAATCCAACGAATACCAACCAAACACAAATAGAAAAAATATAAACACATCAAACACATCAAACACATCAAACGAATACCAACCAAACACAAATAGAAAAAATATAAACACATCAAACGAATACCAACCAAACACAAATAGAAAAAATATAAACACATCAAACACA